CTTTTGCATACATGTTGTTCTCCTTTTATTATATTTTATATTTGTTGTCCATAGCTATTTATCCGGCCGTTACTGGCACCGCGGTCCCAGAATCGTTGCCCACAAATGGGTTTTTTGCAAAAGCCATATAGATAATCTCGGAAGTTCCATTAACATCATTATTAGTGCCTCTTATTTTAAAACCATTTGAATTAAAATCTGCTCCTCGTGTTGCAGATGAAGATTCCGCAGAATTCGTATTAGCAAACATAACATTCCCTGCTTGGTTTGCAGGATTATAACCCGGTCTTTTATTATCAAGTATAGGCCAGTTAGTCGAACTTGCTGTGCTTTTTATCAAAACATAAGCTGGTTTAAATCCTGTATAAACAAATGTTCCATCAGAACTTCCATTTCCTGTGTAGCTGCCAAATTTTGAGTAGCCTTTTTTTTCTGCGAAGCAATAGGCTATATTTGTTCCACTATCCTCTGTTGCACCCTCTGTTGAAAAAACAGTCGATGTTGGTTCAGTATTACCCCAATAATTTTGATCTGAAGAACCGCTAGTACCATCTAACCAACCCGCATTTTTATCTTTACCTGTGCTTACATGAAAATTAATCCAATTAACTGTTCTACTACTGCTTTTCCATAAAATCCAATCTGGTTTTACACCTAGACCGTGACCCACAGTTTTTACCGAACCAGTATCCGAAGAGGTCCATTGGCATATGCTAAATCCAGCAGTGGTGTTTACAGATACTGTTGATGTGAGATCTCCATTAGAATTTGATGATGTAGAATTACCAGCTAACCAACTCCATGCTACATAATTAACGCTAGAAGCATTGTTAAAACCACCGTCATTAGATATAGTAAATCCATCAGTATCAAAACTGGTAATAAGTGCGTAAGTTTCTTCAGCCGCATTTGAATTGCTTCTTAAAACTTTATTACCACCTCTAACCGCATCAATTAGACCATGATCAGCACTATTACTTCTACCTTTAAACCAAACCCAATCTGGTTGAAATCCAACTCCTGTAATAGATTGACTTGAACCATTACCAGTATAAGTAACAGTATTAAAATGATCAGTTGGTTTTGCTATCGAACTATAAGCCATAATTTTTATCCATAAGTATTTAGGTTAGATGTATTTAACGCATAATATCCCGAAGGTACAGAATATTCGAAGTTCCCAAAACCGTTAGCGTCACTGTTTCCTGATGATATTGAACTTATGGGATTTCCAAAGTTTGCTTCATAAGTAATAACATCTGCATTTCTAACATCCATTACTGCAAAATAAAAAACTCCATCTGGCGGAGAAGTACCTATACTAACTCCATTTGTTCCTGCTGTTGGGTCAGCACTATTTTGAAATGTGCCATTTACAGAAAAATAAACTTTATTGTTATCCATATCTAATGCGACACCAACAATGTCATTTTCAAAATAACCATTATATGTTGAAGAAACATCGGTATCAGATGAACCATTATAAACAGTTACCGACTCACTACCACTATCCCCACCTGTATTGAATGAGTACAAATATAAAGCTGATCTTGAACCACTATTACTTGTTATATCTCCACAAACACCTATTGATCTTTGTTTATTTCCTGTTGCAGATACAGGTTTAAATTCAGCATACCATTTACCAGATGAAACTCCAAATGTTGAAACCGCACCAAAATTTGATGAACTACTTGATGCGTTTTTACAATTACCCTCTGAAAATGCTCCTGTGCTTAATGTTACCAAAGGATTTAATGTTGCATAGTTCTCGACACAGGTATCGGTAGTCTGATCTATACTTGTCAGATTATTTACAGTGAAATCATTGTTTAATCCTGATGCATCATTAC